AAAGCACTTATTATAGTAGTATCAGTTTCAGACGTTGCAGCTATCCATGCAGTAGTTAATGCGCCGTAAGCAGGAGCCGTTTTAATTAAATGATGGTAGTAACTCATATTATGCTGGTTTCGTTATCCAATATTCAACTCTCGTGCTACTTACCCATTCAGCGAATATAATGTTTAAAGTTGAAGTTGTGTAAGTTCCTGTTCCAATTAAAACCCATCCTGCTGGTACAGTCGGAGCGGTTGCTTTATTATGGTATATTTTTTGAATAGCTCCAATTTTAGCACCCGTTAAGTCGTCTGTTAAGTTTGCTGTTGATGGACTTGAAAATGTATTCCATACTTTTGGAATAGAGAATGAAATAGCGCTCCCAGTCGTTGCAGTTGCGTATTCGTCTGTAATAGTTAAAACTAACCCTTTGGCATCTACAGAAACTTTATTGCCACTAGCTGGAGTTATTAAAGTGTTTAAATTAACTTTTGCGTTTAATTGATTTTGAACACTACTAGCAACCCCGTCTAAGTAACCTAATTCAGTAGATGAAACAGTACCTATCGATGTATCAGTAGGAAGTACAACCTTTCCAGTAAATGTTGGTTATGCTAATGGAGCTAGACCGCTAAGGTTTTGGTCACCCGTATTCGTTCCACTTGTATTACCTAGTAATGTACTTTCTGCACTTGTGATAAGTCTAGAACCAGCTTCTTTGTCTACTTTATTAGATAAAGCGTCAAATACTCCGTTAGATTCTACAGCCTTAACACTTCCATCCGTTGGCACAGCGTCAATAGTTTGTAATACCCAAACAGCCGCCGCGGTTGTTGAATCTGTGCAAATGTATAAACTACCATCGTCTAATATCCAACGTGAACCAACATAAAAACCTTGTGAATCGTCATTATTTGCATCAGGAATACTTGTAAATTTATGGTTAACTTCTCGTATTAAAAGACCGTTACCATCCATTACATACTGACTGCCAGCTTCCCATTTCAACTCGTAACCTACAGCGCAAATTTGAGCTACACCACCGCCAGCGCCTGAGTCAATTGTACCCTCTCGAAGCCTTGAAGTATTGTTTAATAAAACACCAACACCATCGCCAAATTGAATATCTAAATCTGTAGTATTTCCTGCAGTTACAACGCTTTGTAAGTCTATATTATCTAGTGCCGTTTGTGTGGCCGTTGAAATAGGTTTGTTTAAATCAGAAGTGTTGTCCACATTTTCAAGACCCATATCCGCCTTGCTAAATGTTATATTAATGTTATTCGCCATAGTATAAAGATATTAATAATTATTTAATTTTTAAGGTAATTTATCTATTGTTAAAAAAATACTTGGGGTTGCTGGTCTATCAGGTGTTGTTTCTACTCCCGTAGCTAATAACCTTAAATGAACATCATTGCCACTCATCCAAAGTTCAACGTAATCATTAGTATTTAAAGTGAATGGTATTGAAATAGTTAGCCTTTTTTGGTCATTACCATTTGCAACTCTAATTTTACTATTTGAATTAGCTAAATTAGTTCCGTTTACTTTTATCCAAATATCTAGTAATTTATTAGCTCCACTTTGTAACTCCGTTTGTGCTGAAATATTAGCTATAAAATTACCACCTTCTAAAACTGTAAACCTAGAACTAGAAGTTTGAACTATTTTATCTGCAAAGTCTAAAGTGTTGAATGTTATTACTTGTGGAGTGTGTGCAACTGCAATGCTTTGGCTAGTTGTATCTAATAATCCAATATGTGGAGTTATATTTGAAGCAAAGAAATTAGTCACACTTATCTCTGTATTCTTTTTACTTTGGCTAGTTTGTCTTACTAGTATAGTGTCATCACTTGCAAGCGTTGTAAGTTGGTCGGTAAATGCTAAGTCGGTTATAAAGTTTTTCATTAGCTTAATGTTGGTATAGTGAACGTACTATTTAAGTTACTGTTAACATAAACATTGTATGTAGTATCTGGAAGCGTGTAAACGTCACCACTTGCAGCCGTATGGGTAAATGAACCATCGGAGTTTATTATAATTACGTCCTCACATATTTGCATATTTGCAGACGTCTCAAAGTCGTACCCCATCATAGGTAAATTACAGATACTTTGATTGTCGTATATTGTAAAAGATATTGCTAAAATCCATCCTGCACTTTCATCTGCACCCTTTTCTAAGAATTTACTAGCCGTTGCACTCGTTATCTTACCAATGTTTTGCCATCTAGGACTTTTACTAATAACTTCGTAAACATCACGTATTACTTGCAGCGTGTCGCTTTCGGTATCGTTTAAATTGCCTTGCCTACCATTTTTGAAAAACTTATCAGCTATAATAACGTTAATAGTCACAGGAATAGTAACCTTTTCTAAACTATTGCCAGTCACAAAACAACACATTAAAGGGTATGTAACCGCCTTGTCTTGGTTTATAGCGCTTAGAAAGTCCCCCCAATAGTAAGTGTTAACTTGAAGGTGAGCGTCTGCAATTGCTTGTAGTTCTGTATTAAGATTATTTAAAGTTTTCTTCATTTAAAATAGATATTACTTCTAGTTTTACCTAAGTCTGGTTTTATTCCTTCACCGCCATCCGTTAAACAATCATAAAAAGAGTCAGGATTAGAAAAGTATTGGTAATATTCAGGATATAAACTAGAATTATATTTTAAATACTGTATTAACTTTTGTCTATAGTGTTCAAATTTACTTCTAAACGAGTCTTGTAATCTATTTATTTCGCTTTCACTTGCGCCCCTTAGAAACTCGTCGTTTGTTATTCCTGTAGCTTTGTTTCTTATTTGGTATGTAGTCATTACAACGGCTTCTAAATTGCAACCCATAGCGACTACGGGAATAATATATTTATCCATTAAAATAACCTCATCAGTGTTAAGATTATCTAGGTCAATTCCTTCTAGTATTCTAGTATACAAAGAAGTTCCTATAATAGGTTCAATCATTGTATCCTGTACTATTTTAATAGTAGGTGTTAATATACTGTCTTCAACATTTCCATGAATTAAAGAAAGTTGTTTAAGGTTATATGCGTTTATTAATAGTGCTGTACTCATTTTATTTAAAGATTACGTTTTGTTTCCAAAAATGTCTACACGAAGGAGTGTTTATATTTGTGTCAGGGTTATGATACCAACCACCTCTATAACTCCATACGTCACGGTTAACTGCTGAACTAATATTATCTATTTCGTCCCTTGTGTAAACTTTATCCATTTGCACAAGTGTTTTACAGAACGGTCTAGATGAACCCCCTTTAACTAGGTCTGGAGCGTTTGGACGTTTCTCGTAAGAATAAACAACACTTATCTGTTCACGGTTTACAATTTCTTGAAGTCCTTTATCTGTAATATTACCACCATCTAAATAACCGTTATTTTGCAGTCCAATAATAATTTTAGAAACTTCAACGGGTTTCATGTCTAAAGCTTTTACAATTGCATCATAACTCTCACCATTTGATAGCATTGATAAGATTTGATTTTGATTATCGTTAACAGCAAATTTGTCTTTAAAGAAACCTTCGATAATCTCTTCATCCGTTTGATTCGTAAATTCATTAGATTTTAATATTTTCACATCGTTTTTAGAACGTCCACAACTTACAAATAAATCTAGTATTTGATTTTCATTGTCTTCTGCTGAAAATGCAACGGGTGCAGTTGGTATAGTGTCGCCCCCTTCTATTGGCGCAAGTTTTGCTAATGCTCTAATCTCGTTACTAGTTAATGAAGAAAGAACTTTATTAGCTACCAATGGACTCATTGAGTTTAAAGCCTTACTAACAGCGTTCGTTTCGTCTATTTGGTTCTCAATTTGTAGCTTATATTCGTTAAAACTTATCTCGCCAGTCATGCCGTTAAGCTCAGAAAGTACATAATTCAAAGAATCTGCTATATTTTTCTGTCTTTTTTGTATATAAGTTTGTGAGAATATGTTAAAATCCTTTTCTAAATCACTTGAAAACATAGAATTGTCTTGTATATAACCGAACATTTTAGGGTTAATTACAGAATGTGAAATAAATATCTTTTTAGATAACCCTATTTCCGTACTTTCATAACGCTTATCTAGGTCATTTCCGTTCAATTGTATTATGCTAGGCTCTCTATCTTTACCATCTGAGAAAGTAACGCTTACACCGCCTTGTTTACGCTTATCTGTAGCGTTTAATTTAAGGTCATATACTATCTTTTCTGCTTGTTCTTCGCTTTCTGGTATACCATTGTTCAAAGATATTAATGTACCACCCTTATAACCGTTAACAACCTCTGATAATCTAAAGAAATTAATCTCTATATCGGTTAATATTGCATCAATTCCACCACTATACAACGGAATAGGGTAATGTCCTGAGGTTAGTTTTCTAGTTTCTAGTATAAATTGTCTAGACTTTTCCTTTATAAATAAAACACATTCCTTTGTTTCACTTGTACGATTAAAAAAGCTAGTATATTCTTTAAACTTAGTTTTCTCATTTTGTTTAGATGTACTCCAATTTTCAGAATAGTAGTATTTAGTACCGTTTTCGTTAGGTCTTATAAGTTCAAAATCCAAGTGTTCTAGTTGCCACTTTTCATTTAATGAATCATAAACGCACTTAATATAATAACCGTTAATTACTTCCTGGTCTAGTGAATACATTTCGACAAGTTCGTCAAGTGTATATTTAGAACGTCCATTTTTATTAATCTCGTCCCAATTCTCAGTACCTTCATATTTTAAACCAGCACCCGAAATAAAAGTATTTTTAGAATTTACAATTCCCCCATGAATAGGCGAGTTAACATATAAAGACCATAAAAACTGAGGGTAAAGATTATCAATTCCCCATTTTACCCATCCTTCTTTGGCTACTGTTTCGACGGGGTCAATTATTGCAACCTCTCTGAATGTACTAAATGTCCTAGCTGTTTGTTTCTCCTCCATAAATATTTGCGGTTAATGTAGGCTCAAAGCTTGCTGGCACTACTATAATATTATCTATTACTCTTACTTTTCCTATTTCGCACTGAATACCTAGTGAATAATCTGAAGAGCCACCGTTAGGCATTTGATAAACTCTGTACGTATAATCTCCTAGTTTTGTAAACGTTGCGTCTGTTCCTTCCAATAAATTAAACAAATTATATCGTGATGTTGATTCGTTTAAATCGTTTAGATAGCAAAATATTTCTTGCCTACCCTCGTCTTTGGTAAACCTAAAAAGCCAATTAACATCTAGTGTTTGATCTTCAAGTTCTGACAATGTCAAAGCTATAATGTTTAAACTAGATTTCGTTATTAAAATTGTCATAGTTCAAAGATACAAAAAAAACCTTATTAAGATTAATTCTCAATAAGGTTTTAATTAATTTATTATTTCTAATTAAGAAACTGGGTCTAACAATGCTGTAATTAATCCTGCAGCGATTTTGTTTGGTCTGTTTTTTTCTTTACCAGATAAAGTTAAAACGTTACCGTTCGCGTCTTCATAAGCTTGACCAGAATCTCTAACACCTGAAACACTTGCTCCGTTAGTTTCATAGAATACTTCATAAGTACCATCGTTCAACTCTACAGCGAAAGTAGTTCTAGCAATTTCTAAAGCTTCAAGGTTTACAATATCAGTTGCAGTATTACCGCTCAACATCATAGTCCCTGTTTGCTCGTATGCTACAGATTGATTTTTTCTGTCTCCGATTTTCGTAGCTGTAAATTTAGACGTCTCCATCTCAACAAAAAACTTGTGGATATATTTACCAGCCGCTAATGATAAAGCTGAAATAGTACCATTTGCTTTTGTAATTG